TGAAGTTAGGTTGTCAATGCAATCACTTCTTTCCTCTTCCTTCAGTTCGTTAAATTCAATGATTGCATCTCCATAGAAAACAGTTTCTATACAAGTTTCAGCGACTTTATAAATGTCACTTTCTGTCTCTGAATGTCCCAGAGCAGTAAGTTCTTTAGCATTTGGATATCTCATTTTTACTGATATGTCCTCAGCAATTTTAAAGTCCATCGCGTGTCCTTCTGTTTCATGAAGTTTAAAAGTATCCAATGATATTTGAACATCTATTGGTGCTTCACAATGCCCACATAGTAACCTTATGTCTACTGTGTCTGATACTGAGACCTTCCTTAATTCCAAAAAGATTTTTTGCATGTCGAATATAGGGAGTTCATCTCCCTGTACTTTACCAAAAGAACAATTGGTCACCACTTGTTGTGTGGCTCTAACCATTTCTTCTTGGTCTTTGGTTTCGTTTGCTAAGACAAGCAATTTTTCTTCTTTTACTAGGAAAGGTCTGAATTTTACACTCTTGTTGAGAGAGTGTATATGAACATCTATCAGCGGATGTTCAGTTTGTGGTAGTGCCATATTATCCTCCAAAACCTATTCTGATTCACCGAAAAATCCATTCATTACTGCTTCATTTTCAGCTCCACATTTTCCACATTCAAACTCTATTACATTTTGCACCACAGGCATCGATGCAAAAAATAATGTTATAATTTCAAACTCTGCACTTGTCAAAGTTTCAATAAATTCTATCTTCTCTTCTTCTGATATATCTTCTACCTTTTCCCCTTTTATCTTAACTGAGTCGATGCATGTAGCAGCGATATCATAATAGGGTATTGTTTCTTTATCAAATTCAAACAATTCACCAGCGGTAGGGTATCTCATTTTTACTATCAAATCATCTCTTAGTGTAAGTATATTTGTGTGGTACTCAGTTAGTTTCCATCCAAAGTCATCATAACTGATTGATTGTTCATTATACTCCCCACATTCACCGCACATGAATGACCAATCTGGAAGTGGTATTTCTGATATTTTAGATAGTTGAATCCATATGTTCTGTAAGTCAAAGATAGGCAAAGTAGCTCCATCTACTTTACCCAAAGAACAACTGGTGATACAATCTGATATTGCTTTTATTAGAACATGCCTATCTGACTCTGGTGACTCAAATAGTTTTTCTTCTTTTACTAAAAATTGCCTAAACGGAATTTTTTTATCTAACGAATAGACAAAAATGTCTGTCAAAGGATATTTCGCCTTTGGTAATGCCATTACAAACCTCCAATAATTTAATCAATCCAATCATTAATATTATGAGCAATTTTACTCTTGATAGCGTTCTTAATACCGTTCTTACGGAAATTGAGTATTCCAAACAACCTTTCTGAATCACTCGATACAACACCTCTAGAAGTCCACCTTCTAAAAGCAAATGTCACATTGACTCTCACTATACCTTCAGCACTTTGACCCATTGGTAGAATGTTCATGAGTCTTGGAAATGCGTCATATAGTTTCCATCTTGTTACTATGTTATCCTCTCTGTCAAGAGAGAACACTTCTACCTGTCCCACATGTTCGTCTGGGAAACTAACTTCTTTTGATAGGGGGTCAGCGATTTGAGTCATCCAGTTTTCAAAATATGTTCTTACATCCCAATTAGAATCACAGAAAAATGTAAATGCTGCTGTGTCACCGAAGTATTCTATACCATGTGCTCTTTGTTCTGTCCAATGAGATATTTTTGTTGGCGCCCATTGAATTTGCAGGCCTGGAATTTGTGCTTCTTCACATAACAATGATATATCTCTATCCTCTGAGTATCCGCTTGGCGAACTAATTACTACCTCAAACCTATTAGACCTCGCAAGGTCATGCTTTCTAACTTTTGCAATGAAGTCTTTTGTTTTAAAATAAGCCATTAAATCATTCTCCTAGACTTTTGGAATACGGTGTTCTTACTAACATTAAAGTCTTCTACTGGTAAAAATATAGCACCTTTCCAATCTTGCGGATTGATTTCAAAGAACTTAGACCTTAGTTGTTTTGTTAAATATCTTTTTACACATGGTTTTACTTCTGGGAATTGTGCAGAGTTTGATAATAGCGCCCAGTTATATCTCATTGTAGTTTTATCATCTATTGTTCTATCTTGCGTAGTTTCCATTAACTTACCTAGTAATTGAGCTCTTGTCATATAAGGTAGGTAGTGTAGATTCAATCCCCAAAATCCATTCTCAGTAGGTTGAAATGGAAGACACAAAGGAAACGCATCCCAGTATGGCAGTTTCTCTTTAAATTTTGCGTCATATCTAAACAAATACATTGAACCTATATCAAATTGACTTACTGGTTTACCAATCTCATTAGCTATAGCGCTTGAAGGGTTAGTTACGCCACGCATAACTCCCTTTACTTGGTTCATATACCAATTAAACGACTTTCTTCCAGAGTCAGAATTCGGTCTTATTTGTAGAAATGGATTCGCCATAATGACTATTTATAATACATTCCCAACTCTTTCTCAGTAATTATTTTAAACTCCCAACCTTTGTCAAGACATACCTCCCTTGCCGATTTCCACTTTGCTTCATTGATACCATAGTTGGCAATCTCTTGTAAGTACTTCTTTGTTTTTTTCCTTGGTTCTGGTGGTTTAGTAAATCGTTCTGGTTTGATTTCTATGAGATATGTACCACCAACTGTCTTCAAATAAAAGTCAACAAAGTAACGATGTATTCTTTTATCGATTGGTGACCTGTAGGGTATTGCCATAGGTTCAGATGCCCACTCCAAAACATCTTGGTTCTTGTCGCACCAATTCATGAATTTTAGTTCGTAAGCTGACCTATAAATAACATTAGATATGTTTCCGCGATACTTTCTCGCGTTTTTTGGAATAAATTTCCCTTGGTGTATATCTTTTCGGTACGGCATCTTATAAATAGTCCAATAATAACATATTACTATTTATTCGGAGTTCTTGCATGAGTGTTTACAATTGGTTAGATAAAAAGCTTGGTGGTTGGTTGCCAGGCGGCGTACCACGCGGAGGCAGTAAGCAAGAAGGAAGTGACCCAACGAATACCGAAGACGCAGTTGCAACAGCATCTGGTGCCAATCAAGAAGCTTCAAACTCAAAAGCACCACAACCAACAAAGAAAAAAATTACATTTCAGTCTTTATCTTATCCAGATGGATTAGACAATACAGACGAATTTCCCCATCAAATAATGTTTAATGTTTTGATAAGACAGACAGATGCGGAAGCAGCTGCAAATACTCATTTGGGGGATGCAGGCCGTGGTGAAGATTTGATGAGTAATTTAACTAACGACCAAGCAAATCAAATAGTTAAAGATACCACGAAAGGCGTGGTAGCTGGTTTAGGTGTATCCACAGCGGTTGCTGGGAGTGGTTGGTCTCGTTTGTTTGGTGTTGGTGCAGCTGCCCTATCTGGTAAAGCTGGTGAAATGGCAGCTGGATTAGTGGAAACTAAAACTACTAGAAAATGTGTTGCTCGCATTAGAATGGCTATGCCAATGTCTCCAAAGAATGAAATGCAAGCACAATGGGATGTTACAGATTTCGGTTCTATTATGGGTGCAATGGTAACTCAGGGTGGAACTCAGGGTGTAATAGATATGTTAAAAAGTACAGATGGTTCAAGTGAAGCTGGACAAGCATTACTTAGGACTGCTGCTGGTACAATGAACATAACAAAACAATTGGGTGTAAACTTACCTCTTCAATCCAGTATAGAGTTGATGTCGCGTAAAGTACAAAATCCATTCACGGAGACATTGTTTAAAACGATGAACTTTAGGAATTTCCCCTTTACATTTAAATTTGCACCGAGAAATAGAAACGAATTACTACAAGCTTTAAAAATAGTCAATGTATTTGAAAGATATATGACACCAGAAAAAAGTACCCATCAATTGTTTTTAGAATATCCTGCTGAGTTTGAGATAATCTATCAATATAAGAATAAAGAGAATGCTTATTTTACTAACTTCTTTAATGATACTGCTTTGGTAAACTTTGTAGTAGACTATGGTCAAGGTGGACACTATACCGCGTTCCAAGGCACAGATGGTGCTCCATCTGAAATTACTATGTCTGTAAACTTTAAAGAACTAACACTTCTTCACAGAGATTCTATTGTTGATATAACTGGACAAGAAGATGTGATGGGTGGATTCCAAGGATTAGGCCCAAGTGTATCGGGTGAGGAACCAGCAGAAGTTCTAGAAGAGAAAACTAACGCGGATGGTACTTCTCAAACCATAGAAGCAAAAGATGGAGACAAATAATGGCATTTTTTAAACAATTTCCCAGAACCGCGTATGTAATAGACGGAAGTCTTGTTAATATTCCAGACTTGTTTCGCCGTGTGGGAACAAAAGATCTTTTCGATAACCTCACATATATGGAAACTTATGATGTTCAAGACGGACAAAGACCAGAACATCTTTCTTATGACTTATATGATACTGTAGATTATTATTGGGTTATATTACTTTGTAATCAGATTATAGACCCATATCACGATTGGCCTAAATCGACTATTGATTTAAACAATTTTGCAAAACAAAGATACGGTGAACTTAACTTACAAAAAACACACCATTATGTTGATGGTACAAATTCTGATATTAGGGTTGATTATGACCAAGCGAAGTTTAATACTGGTGCTATTAAATCAGTAAGTAATATTGAACATGAAGAAAAAGTTAATGAAGGAAAGAGAAGAATTAAAGTACCAAGACAAGAGTTTATTGGTGAAATAGCAGGGCAATTTAAAAGATTGATAAAGGGTAGATAATATATAATGGATAACTCAGTCCCAACAGCAGGTTCTATAACCATAGACGCTATAGACCTTTTAACATCCCCAGAATCGGGAAGTCAAACTATTGACATAAGAAATTATGTCGGTGATGTTGTTATTAAAGAAAGTATATTTACTAATTATTTTACTATGGAGTTGTCTATAGGTGATAGTAGAAATCTATTGGGTAATCTTCCTATCGTTGGCGGAGAGATTATAACAGTAAAGTTTGTATCTAGACATTTAAGTGATAATAATCCATCACAATGTATAGAACAATCATTTGTTATTCACTCTATTTCCGAAAGAAAATTTAAAGATGACAGGGAACAATTTTATATATTAAGGTGTATAACACCAGAGGGATATAAAAATAATACGATTGTAATTAGTGAAAGGTTTACTGGTTCACCAAAAGAAATATTTTCAGACATTTATACGAGGTTCTTAAAAGAACCAAAGGTAATTAGCAATAAAGGTGGTACGCGAGATGGTGAAGGCCTTGAGTTCATGGATGTTGGTGGAAGTCAAGGATTTAAAAAAGAGAACATATGTTTTATATCTAACTACTGGACTCCATATAAGTGTCTTAACTTCCTTGCAAATAAATGTGCCCCAGCTGCAGCTGGGGGTAAAGAGTTGATGCCCAATGTTAGATACTTTCAAAGTGACAAAGGACATTATGCAGTTAGTCTTTCTAAGATGGCTGCTTACTATAAAGAAAAACAAACAATATATGACGAATTCTTTTATGTTCCCACGGGCGGTGACGCATTTCAATTAGATGAGAAAAGAACTGCTCGGGGTGGTTATAACTATCTTAGTCCTTTTCTGTCAAAGAAACAAAACACAATGTCTGGTTTAAATATTCCTCATTTTACAAATGACTTAGATGACCAACTTTCTGGATATCAAGGAAACTTGACAGTCGGATTTGATATGACCACGCGGATTCCTTACCACTTGGAGTTTGATTATACACCGCTTCAACCAAAAAGAAAAGAACAAAACAAAAGAACTATACCTATTGGTTATGAGGATTTTTATCATATAGAGAACAATACTCCAATGAGACAAGTGCCCTTAACCAATCCAAGGTCTGCATTGAATGTACAAATAGGTTCTTCACAAATGTGGACTGACCAAAACTTTGGTTATGATTGGAGATTTATATTAGATACTGCTTACAGAGATACAGCAGTATCAGAATTAAAAAGATTACAAATTGATTTTGAAGTGCCAGGCCGAACAGATATTGATTTGGGTATGTTGGTTTATTTAAACTTTCCAAATACTTCTGAAAAGGGTAGTGACCCCAAACCAGAAGATTTGTTTGATGAGAGAATATCTGGAATCTATAGTGTTACCGCTGTTAGACATCATATATCAGTAGCAAGTAATAGTCATATAATGAAGTTGGAAGTAGTACGAGATAGTGTAGGAGATATATCATGATGAGTAGATACCCCAATTTTGCATGGTGGCAAGGAGTCGTAGAAGATAGGAATGACCCAGAACAGTTCGGACGATATCGCGTCCGTATAATAGGTTATCATACACTTGACAAAAATGTGTTGCCAACCGAATCTTTGCCTTGGTCTATTCCTATGCAACCAGTTACCTCAGCTGCTATATCGGGTGTTGGTTCATCACCTACTGGATTAGTAGAAGGTTCAACTGTAATCGGATTCTTTGTTGATGGTGAAGATGGACAGATACCAGTTATCATGGGTTCCTTTGGTGTAGAAGATAATGTACCTACAATAGATGATGTATCAGAATCACCAGAGTCATTAGCAGAAAGAGGATTCTATGACCCAAATGGAAAATTCCCACGAAGAAAAGAATTAAAGATATCAGAAGATGAAGGACTACTGGATAAAGTCAAGGGAATGGTTAGTGATGGTCTTGGTGGTGTATTAGACTCAGAGGGCAATAAACTTACTGGTCTCGCGGAAGGTGTTGATGAGGTTGATGTAGGTAAGAATGTTCTGGGAGAAGCTTCATCCTCTAGACTTGCTAGAGGTGATATGTCAGAAAATCACTACTCATTGAAAGGGAAAAGAGAAACAAGGATAGGAGCTGAAGAGGATGATAAGGGGATACCACGAGGATTCGCAAGTAAAATATCTGGGTGGAATAATAAAGAACTCCCATACGACCATGATAATGATGGTGAAGAAGTTCCAGTATCGCCAGGCATATACGAACCAACTTATTGGGAAGAACCGCACCCACAAGGTTCCGAAACTTCTAAATCCCAGTATCCATATAACCATGTAAGGGAAACAGAAAGTGGACATGTCTTTGAGGTTGATGACACACCAGACGCGGAAAGAATACACGAATATCATACTGCTGGAACATTTAGAGAAATTCAACCAGATGGAACCAAGGTAGAAAAAATTGTCGGTGATGATTATGTCATTGATTTAACCAACAAATACATGTATGTTAAAGGCAACTTTGACCTTATGGTAGAGGGTGATTACAATATTAATGTCAAGGGAAACAAATACGAACATATAAGTGGTCACTCATACAATACTGTAATGGGTAATAGGTTAAACAAGATACAAGGACATGAGTTAGTTGATACGGAAAGTACATTTTCTATACACACAGTCGGAAACTATAATGTTCAAGTTGGGTCTACTGACAAAAAGAAAAAATCACTTAGTAATTACAAATTAAGGGTAACTGGAGAGACTAATAGTACTCACCAAGGCCCACATCGTAACTTCAATAGAGGTGGTTTGGAAAGTGTTACAACTGGAGATGCTAACTTTAATGTTACACCTAGAGTTGGCATTGACACAAAAGCAGTAATGCAAAAAATAAAAGATGGTGCTTCGGCAGCGCCTCCTGAGATTATAAAAGGTGGTTCATTTAAAGTTAGTGCATGGAGGAACATTGACCTTGCAGCTCAACCCACAGATATACCCATAAAGACTCCTGTTCTGGGAAGTAGTATTAATATTCTGGGGGATAGAGTTAATACAACTGCTAGAGTTGATATGGTAGAAAGAATTGGACAAGTTGGTGGTCTTCATGCTCTTCCAGACTCACAAATTATACCACAAGTGCCAGGCAAAAAATCGACATTTGCAGTCGGGCCCCTCGGTGGAATCAAGAATGTATTTTCCATGCTACCGATAACAGGGGCAGTTACAGGAACTGGGCCTTTGGGTTATCTCATCCCAGGCATAACAGAAGATATTATTGGTACTGGTGCGATACTTAGAAATATTAATAATATGCCGCCCTTCTCCATTGGTGGTGGTACTATAACTGATAACATAACGGGTGTTGGTGCAATAAACAGAACTATTATTGGTGCTGGTGCTATTACTGACCTCGCAACCGTTGGTGCTGTTTCTTACACCGCTGGTGGAGCTGCTACTCTTGCTGCTGGTGGAGCTGCTAATGTTACTGCTGGTGCTCTAGTTACCGTTTCTGGTCTTACTGCATTGGTTACTAGTGGGACTACCACGATTACTGGTACAAACAATGTTGCTGTTCTTTCACCTGCTACTACCATGTCTGGTACTCTTGTTGTTACTGGATTGGTTACTGGTGGTACTACCGTACTTCAATCTCATGTTCATACAATATCTAGTGGTTCATCTGCTGGTACAACCACACCGCCGATTTAATGGAGAAGTAGATGAGTTGTAAAGGAGTAGGAAAAGCATTTGGTGACATCGCGGATACCATTGATGGTGCTAGCAAAGCACTAAGTGAAGGAATAGACGCTTTTGCGGATGGAC